ATAATATATTATTTGATCTGTGGAGTTATCCGGCGCGGCCCAAAGGTTTATCACAGGAGATCAAATAATATATTATTACGTCCAACGAATTGAAGACGCAGGCGCGATGGTAAACACCACAGACCTGCCTTTTCGGTTCTTCCCATGCATGGTGGCGGGCTTGGCCTACTACCTCGCAATGAAGCGGGCTCCTGAGCGGCTCCAACTTTTGAAAGCTGTGTACGAGGAAGAGTTCCAACGGGCTGCAGATGAGGACGAGGATCGAGTTTCGTTAAAGCTGGTCCCTGCCTCTGGTAGTATGGGGTACTAATGGCGTATGCATCTGGGAAAAAAGCATGGGGTATATCGGATCGATCAGGGCGTCGTTATCGCCTGAGTGAGATGAAGACCGAGTGGTCGGGCGCAAAAGTTGGTCCCGACGAATTTGACCCCAAGCAGCCTCAACTATCTGCCCCGCGTGTGGCCCCTGATCCGCAGGCTTTGCGTGATCCGAGGCCCGAAACAGGCTTGCCCGAGCAGAGGTCTCTGCAGTCGGGCTGGAACCCTGTTGGGTGGAATTATTTGCCGGGTCTTTCCCCCTCGGATAACTTAGAAGCCGTAGGTTCGGTAGGCACAGTGGCGGTGACAACATGACAATGACATACGGTGAACTGAAACAGGCTATCGAAGATTACACGGAAAACAACGAGACATCGTTTCTCGCCAACCTTCCGTTGTTTATTCGCTTGGCCGAGGAGCGTATCCTCAAGAGCGTCCAGCTCAACCTATTCCAAAAGAACCAAGCGGGAACCATGACCGCAGGCAATAAGTATTTGGCGGCACCCTCGGACTTCCGGGCCCCCTTTTCTTTAAGCGCAACCGTAAATGGCGCCACTGAGTTTTTGATGTTCAAGGAGCTGGACTTTCTCCAGACTTACAGCCCTGATCCGACAGTGACTGGGCAGCCTCGATACTATGCTCAGTTTGACGTGGACAATTTTCTCATCGCTCCCACGCCCGATGCTAACTACGTGGCAGACATTCACTACCTGTATCGCCCCGCGTCTTTGACATCGTTGCCGGACAGCGGAACCACTTGGCTGTCCACTGACGCAGAGATCACTCTGCTGTACGCATGCCTCATTGAGGCGTATACATTCATGAAGGGGGACGCAGAGCTAATGTCGATGTATAACCAACGATATATAGAGGGCATGTCTCGCCTGAAGAACTTGGGCGAAGCCCAAGAAACCATTGACGAGTACCGCTCCGGCAGTCTTCGTAAACCACGAACATAAGGAGAGGTTGACATGGCCTTCACAGGAAACTTCATGTGTACGAGTTTCAAGAAAGAAATTCTTGAGGCCGTGCATAACTTTAAAAACTCGGGTGGAGACACCTTCAAGGTTGCGTTGTACACAAACAGCGCGTCTTTTGCTGCGGGAACCACGGCTTACACCACCGCTAACGAGGTCAGTGGCACAGGCTACACCGCAGGGGGCAACACTCTAACACGGGTTGATCCGGCCACTGCGGGAACCACGTCGTTCACAGATTTTGCGGACACGACATGGGGGTCTTCTACGATCACTGCCCGCGGCGCGCTTATTTACAATGACACCGCCTCGGGAAACCCTGCCGTTGTTATTTTAGATTTTGGTTCTGACAAGACATCCACCAACGGTGACTTCACAGTTGTGTTCCCAACAGCGGACGCCTCTAACGCGATTATTCGGATAGCCTAATGACCGACGTCATCGTCCCTTTTTCAGGCTGGGGCCGAGGGTCGTGGGGTCAGCTAGGCTTTGGCGAAGGATCTATCACGAACGCGGGCGCTTCTGGCCGATCTGGCTCGGTAACAACCGAGGCCGGGGCCAATATTCCTGTGACTGGAATATCTGCTACAGGCGCTGTTGGCGGGGTGACCGTCTCTGAAGGCGTGGGCGTAACAATAAACGTCACTGGTCTGGCGGCCACCGGAGTTGTCGGATCGGTAGTTGTCACCGCCGACGCCATTGTTTCTGTGACGGGTGTCCAAACCTCCGGCGCTGTCGGATCGGTAGTTGTCACCGCCGACGCCATTGTTTCTGTGACGGGAGTGTCGAGCACGGGGCAGGTTGGCGAAGTGACCACCATCGCCACTGCGAACATCCTTGCCGTAGGAGTTTCTGCAACAGGGATCTCCGGCGCGGTAATACTTTGGGGAGAGATCATTCCGGATCAAAATGCGCATTTTAATCCGGATACGCCTTCTCAGGCTCCGTCTTGGAACAGTATTGATCCAAGCCAGGATTCCGAGTACACTTCAACCACACCAAATTCCACCCCGAGTTGGAGTGACGATCTACCGTCTCAAGCTCCGAGCTGGGATGATATAGCAGCATAGGAACAACACCATGCCTAGTACATATACCCTCAATAACGCTATTGAGCTCATTGCCACCGGAGAACAGACCGCCACCTGGGGCGACACTACCAATACTAACCTTCAGCTCCTCGATGCTGCTCTTGATGGACAAGTGACTGTCACCCTGTCCTCGGCAGGCAACTCGGGGTCACCAAACAACTTACCGATCACTGACGGCGCGACATCAAACGGCCGCAACCGCATGGTCACCTTTACGGACGGCTCTGATTTAGGTGCCACGGCTTTTGTGCAGCTGACGCCAAACGACGCCGAAAAGATTATTTATGTCCGGAACAGTTTGAGAGGTGCGCGCAGCATCATCATGTTCCAAGGAACGTATAACGCGTCCAACGACTATGCGATCCCTGCTGGGACAACCGCAGTCATTTTCTTTGACGGGACTGGTTCCGGAGCCGTCGCGGCAAACTTGTTTAACAACGCTCATTTTGATGCGCTGAACGTAATCGGCAACGCGACCGTTGGCGGAGCCCTCACGGCCACAGGGGCTGTTACCTCGGCGGCAAAGGTTGCTGCACCGATAGTAGAAGCCTCGACGCTCAAAGCGGCAGACGGCACTGCAGCGGCCACGATTGCCAACTCCAGTGGCGTTGTCACAGTTCCTTCTGCAGTCCTCACAACTGCAGACATCAACGGCGGGACAATCGACGGGTCCACTATCGGTGCGGCTTCTGCTGCGGCAGGGACATTCACAACTGTTACGGCCACAAATGTACAAACCACGAACCTAAAGGCGGCAGACGGCACTGCAGCGGCCACGATTGCCAACTCCAGTGGCGTTGTCACAGTTCCTTCTGCAGTCCTCACAACTGCAGACATCAACGGCGGGACAATCGACGGGTCCACTATCGGTGCGGCTTCTGCTGCGGCAGGGTCATTCACAACTATTACGACCACGTCCACAATCAACAATTTAACTGTTGGTCGGGGTGCAAGTTCCGTTTCAACAAACACGGTTGTTGGTTCTAACGCGCTGCAAGATAACACCACAGGCTCATCCAACACAGCCTCTGGTAGTAAGGCTATGTTTAAAAACACCACAGGTTCCAACAGCTCAGCTTTTGGTAACTCGGCGCTACAGGAGAATACAACAGGTGCCAACAATACCGCTGTCGGCTTCCAATCATTGCTGTTTAACACCACGGGCAACAACAACATTGCCATTGGTTTACAAGCACTCCGAGCCAACACCACAGGTTCCAGCAACGTAGCCAGTGGTTATCAATCACTACTGGCCAACACCACAGGTGCCGGCAACACTGCTACGGGCACCTCGGCTCTACAGGGGAATACGACAGGCGGTGCTAACACAGCTATTGGTAGAGAAGCCTTGATGTTCAACACTACGGGTACCAACAACGTAGCTAGTGGTTTCCAAGCACTCCGAGCCAACACCACAGGCACGGGCAACACATCCAGTGGTTATCAATCACTAAGCAGCAACACCACAGGTTCCAATAACGTAGCTAATGGTATTTTCACCCTTTTCAATAACACCAGTGGTTCCAACAA